GACGGTGACCGATGCAGGCAGGGCGTTCCTGTTCAACCAAGTGCGAGTGCCGAGCAAAGTGTTTGTTTACGCCGATGCGGTACAAGGCTTCGGCGACGAGGACGTGCTCGCAAAAGAAGTCATGGACAGGAAGTTCGATTACGACGCCATGATGAACGACATCTACGCACTGCACAAGGCACACAATGCAACTCATAACACTGGACTTTGAAACCTTCTACGACCGCGACTTCTCGCTGACCAAACTGACGACCGAGGAGTACATCCGCGACCCTCGCTTTGAGGTGATCGGTGTGGGCGTCAAGGTCGGCGACGAGACCGCCGTGTGGGGCAGCGGCACCAAGGAAGAGATCGGCGACTGGCTGAAATCTTTTGAGATGGAGAAGCACATGGTGTTGGCGCACAACACCATGTTCGACGGGGCAATCCTGTCGTGGTTCTTCGACATCCATCCGAAGATGCTGCTCGACACCATGTGCATGTCCCGTGCGTTGTTTGGCGTGGAGGTGAGTTCGTCTCTGGCTGCTGTAGCCGAAAGGCTACAGATCGGGCGCAAGGGCGACGAGATCATCAACGCGATGGGTAAACGCCGAGCCGACTTCACCGAGGCGGCGCTGTCTCGGTACGGGGACTACTGCATCAACGACGTGGAGTTGACGCACAAGGCGTTCATGAAGATGTCCCCCGACTTCCCGGTGACGGAGTTGCGGATCATCGACTTGACGCTCAAGATGTTTACTGAGCCGGTGCTGGTGGTGGATCAGAGTGTCCTGGCTAAACATCTTATCGAGGTGGTCGAGCGCAAGGAGAAGTTGCTCCAAGAGTGCGGCGTGGAGAAGGAAGAACTGATGAGCAATCAGAAGTTCGCCGACGCCCTGCGTACGCTTGGGGTAACTCCTCCTACAAAGATGAGCCCACTCACCAATAAAGAAACGTATGCGTTTGCCAAGAGCGACGAGGCGTTCCTGCGCCTGTCCGAGCATCCTGACTGGCGCGTGCAGGGGTTGGTGGCTGCACGTCTGGGGCTGAAGTCCACCCTGGAGGAGACACGCACCCAAAGATTCTTGGAGATCGCCAAGCGAGGGGCGCTGCCCGTGCCCCTGCGCTACTACGCCGCACACACCGGGCGGTTCGGGGGCGACGACAAGATCAACATGCAGAACCTGCCAAGCCGGGGCGACAACGCAGGCAAGATCAAGAAAGGGATCATGGCCCCACCGGGCTACAGCATCATCGACGCCGACTCCTCACAGATCGAGGCGCGGGTGCTTGCGTGGTTGGCAGGGCAGGATGATCTGGTCGAGGCGTTCGCTCAGGGTAAAGATGTGTACAAGAAGATGGCCGCACCCATCTACAACAAACCCGAAGGAGAGATCACCAAGCCCGAGCGGTTCATGGGCAAGACCACTGTACTGGGCTGCGGCTACGGCATGGGGGCGGTCAAGTTCCAGGCCCAACTCAAGACATCTGACGTGACCATCTCATTGGACGAGGCCCGGCGTATCGTGGAGGTGTACCGCCAAACAAACTATGCCGTGACCGCCCTGTGGCGGCAGGCGCAGATGGCCTTGGTGGCTATCTCCCGATGGGACGATGGCAAGGTGCCGTTCGGGCGTGACGGGGTGTTGGAGATCGTGACACGAGAGGCAGCGATTCGACTTCCCAATGGGCTGTACCTGCGCTACGATGACCTGAAATTGAGTGAAGGCGAGAAGGGGCCGGAGTTCACATACCGCACCCGCAAGGGGCGCACCCGCATCTACGGGGGCAAGGTGGTGGAGAACGTCTGCCAAGCGTTGGCCCGGTGTCTGATCGCCGAGCAGATGCTCAAGATCGCCAAGAGATACCGAGTTGTGTTGACAGTGCACGACGCAGTTGCGTGCATTGTTCCTGATGCCGAGGTCGCGGAGGCCCAAGCCTACGTGGAAGAGTGCATGCGATGGACACCCGAGTGGGCAGCGGGACTGCCTGTCAACTGTGAATCTGGAGTAGGAAAAAGTTATGGGGACTGCTGAAGTGATTGACTACGCATATCCGACCATGATGGCCGAGAAGTCACTCAAGGCTGTGCATGACGCAGCCCTTGAGAAGGACTGGTACGTGGCCAGGGAAGAAGCCTTGATGGCCATTAAATGGATAACCGAGGCACACGCTGCACTGTTGGTGATGCAGAAGGAAGACAAGCGGTGAAGTGGTCGTACAGCAGTCTGAAGTTGTTTGAGCAATGCCCCCGCAAGTACTACCACCTGCGGGTAGCCAAGGACTTCAAGGAAGATGACAACGCCGAACATCTTATGTACGGCAAGCGATTCCACGAGGCTGCTGAACACTACATCCGAGACGGCACCCCACTGCCCGAGTACTTCGCTTTTGTGAAACCGGCTCTGGACAACCTCAACCAAATTCCTGGTGAGAAGTTATGCGAGTACCCGATGGGTATCACCGAAGACCTGCGCCCCTGTGCGTTCGACGCACCGGATGTGTGGTTCCGAGGGATCGCTGACCTGCTCATCCTCAACAAGGAGACGGGCGAGGCCCGGGTGGTGGACTACAAGACAGGCAAGAGTGCCAAGTACGCCGACCCCGATCAGTTGGAGTTGATGTCCCTGTGCGTGTTCAAGCACTTCCCTGAGATCAAGCGCGTCAAGTCCGGGCTGCTGTTCGTGATTGCGAATTCGCTGGTCAAGAGTAAGTGCGATGCATCACAGGAAGACGTGTTATGGGAGAGGTGGACGGGGCGTCACCAAAGGTTGAAAATTGCGATGGACAACGATGTCTGGAACCCGCGCCCGAGTGGGCTGTGCCGAAAGCACTGCGTGGTGCTGAGTTGTTCACACAACGGAAGGAACTGAGATGCCGTACACCAAATCACCGCGCCCGTACAAGCACGAGTACGAGATGCAGAAGCAGCGAGGTGAGCACGAGGATCGCATGGAGCGACAGCGTGCTCGGCGTGCACTGGACAAGAAGGGTGTGGAGCGCAAGGGTAAAGACGTGTCGCACACCAAGGCGCTCGCCAAGGGCGGTACCAACGCGGACGGCTATCGCTTGGAGGCACCGAGCAAGAACCGCAGCCGCAACTTGCACCGCAAGGGCGAGCGTAAGTGAAGACCCGAGGTTGATCTTCGGGAGCCGAAGCAGTACATTTGAGAGATCCCTGGTCGGGGTAACCGCTGTAAGGTGTGGGTGGGCGGCTAAACGAAACTACACCATCGAAGGCACGGAATTTAAGTGGAGGTTCGTAGATCCTCCTGCTTTCTCCGCCGTGTGACTTCGGACGGAAGATACCAAGCAAAAGTCAGAAGGCATGGCAGGCGGCAGAGTGGAGACCCCACTCTGCCTGTTCTGCCGTCTCCAAACACAGAGCAAGATGGAAATCGTTTCTAACAAAGCACTGCTCCTGAAGTTGCGTGACCCCAAGAAAGTCACCGCAGTGATACCAAAAAGCACCCTGGTGGACGACCACCGGGTGTTGGTCAAGTGGGGGCTCGATGAGGCTCACGTCCTCAAGAACCTCAAGATCAAGAACGTCCCCTCGCCGATCCTCAAGGAGTACGACTGGCCCGGGATGCACAAGCCGTTTGCACATCAGAAGGACACCGCATCATTCCTGACGCTGAACAAGCGTGCGTTCTGCCTCAACGAGCAGGGCACGGGCAAGACGGGCTCTGTGATCTGGGCATCCGACTACCTGATGAAGCAAGGCCGAATCCGGCGCGTGTTGGTGATCTGCCCGCTGTCCATCATGGACAGTGCATGGCGTGCGGACTTGTTTAAGTTTGCAATGCACCGCACGGTGGCTGTGGCCTACGGCAGCGCAGAGAAGCGCCGCGATGCAATCAACAGCGCGGCTGAGTACGTCATCATCAACTACGACGGCGTGGAGATCGTGGCCGACGAGATCGCCAAGGGTGGGTTCGACCTCATCGTGGTGGACGAGGCGACCGCCTACAAGAACGTGCAGACGGTGCGGTGGAAGACGCTGTACAAGTTGATGCAGCCCACGACGTGGCTGTGGATGATGACGGGCACACCTGCTGCACAGTCACCGATTGATGCCTACGGTCTGGCTCGACTGGTCAACCCGATGGGCGTGCCGAAGTTTGCGTCGTCGTTCCGCGAGATGGTGATGTTCAAGGTCGGGCAGTTCCGGTGGGTGCCCAAGCCCTCGGCAACGCAGACGGTGTTCGATGCACTGCAACCGGCCATCCGCTACACCAAAGACGAGTGCATGGATCTGCCCGAGATGACCTACGTGGATCGCGTGGTGGAGTTGACCAAGCAACAGCAGAAGTACTACGTCACCCTCAAAAACAAGATGATCGTCGAGGCCGCAGGCGAGGCCATCACGTCGGTCAACGCGGCGGTCAACCTGAACAAACTCCTGCAATTATCTTGTGGTGCGGTCTACTCAGACTCAGGCGAGACCATCGAGTTCGACATCCGCAACCGCTACGCCGTGCTGAAAGAAGTTATCGAGGAGTCAGCCAAGAAGGTGCTCATCTTCGTACCCTTCCGCAACTCCATCGAGATCATCACGGCCAAGTTGACCAAGGACGGCTACAGCGCCGAGATCATCAACGGCGACGTGTCTGCGGCCAAGCGTGCGGACATCTTCAAGCGGTTCCAAGAGACACCCGAGCCCCGCATCCTGGTGATTCAGCCGCAGGCGGCAAGCCACGGCGTGACCCTGACCGCAGCCGACACGGTGGTGTGGTGGGGGCCGACGAGCAGCCTGGAGACCTATGCCCAAGCCAACGCCCGGGTTCACCGCGCAGGCCAAAGACACCCAACTACGGTTGTACGTCTTATAGGATCTAACGCGGAACGCCACGTTTACAAAATGCTTGACGCTAAAGAAGATATTCACACACAAATAGTTGACCTCTACAAGGGGTTACTTGACTGAGTGACGAAAAGTCACTACATTGAAGCGTTACTAACTAAAACGGAGATCGAGATGGAAGAGTCTGATAAGGACGGGGGCACTGTTCCCCCTGAGAAATTGGTGAAGGTCTACCTGAAGATGCGTGCGGCCAGAGAGACGTTGGTCAAAGCGCACGAGGCCGAACTCCAGAAGTTGGAAGATGCCATGAAGTCGGTCAAGCAGGGACTTCTTGAGTACTGCAAGACCCAGAACGTGGATAGCGTCCGACTGGCCGACGGCAGCGGTATGTTCTACCGCTCTGTCAAAAAGCGTTTCTGGACGAGCGATTGGGAATCCATGAGCCGCTTCATCTTGGAGCACAAGGTTCCCGAGTTGTTGGAAAAACGTCTGCATCAGGGCAACACGCAAGCGTTCCTTGAGCAGCACCCCGATTTGCTGCCACCGGGGTTGAACGTGGACAGCGAATACACCATCACGGTCAGGAGAACGTAGAGATGGAAGACAAGTACGTAGACATACAGAAGTTGGCCGAACACTTCTTGGTGTCTGTATCGACGGTGCGTGTTTGGATTCGTAAGGGCATCCTGCCTGCCGAGTCCTATCTGAAGGTTGGGAACACGTTCCGATTCAAACTGCCGGAGGTGGAAGCCGCTCTGCGGAATTACACCAAAACGCAAGATCAGAAGATGACCAACCCCCAACCTGTTTCTGTTGACGAAGACTTCTAAGGAGATACGAGATGAGCGAACTGACCCTGTTCAAAGGTGGCGTGCCTGCTTACCTGAAGGAACTGCAAGACGAGACGACCGACAGCCTGTCCGGTGGCGAACTTGGACAACGCCGAATCAGCATCAAGGGCGGTGTGTTCCGCGAGATGATCGGTGCCAAGGAGTACCGCGTCAGTGAGGATCGCGCCATGAACGTGATCATCATCAAGGCGTCGCCCAAGAACCACCGTACTTACTTTGCAGGTACGTACGTGGAAGGGCAAGCAGCGCAGCCCACGTGTTGGTCTACCGACGAGGTGGCTCCCGCACCCGAGGTGCCGGAAGATCAGCGCCAAGCATCGCGTTGCATGGACTGCCCCCAGAACGTCAAGGGTTCGGGCCAGGGCGACAGCCGTGCGTGCCGCTACTCTCGGCGCATCGCAGTGATGCTTGAGGGTGAGGTGGACAAGCGCGAGGTCTATCAGGTGATTCTCCCGGCCACGTCTGTGTTCGGCGATGGTGATAAGGGTAAGTTGCCCCTGCAAGCCTATGCCCGTCACCTGAAGGCACACGGTGTGCCGATTGCCGGAGTCATCACTGAGATGCGCTTCGATACGTCGGTGCCCACGCCGAAACTTGTCTTCAAGCCCCTGCGTCAGATCTCTGAGGATGAGTTTGGTGTGGTGCGCGAGATGCGCGATTCGGTCGAGGCCGAGGATGCCATCAAGATGAAGGTCGCCCCGCCCAGGGCCGAGCGTGCTGCTCCTGCGCCCAAGGCTGTCAAGGCTGCTGCTCCGGTGGCGGTCGAAGCCGAGGAAGACGAACCCGCCCCGAAGAAGGTTGTTAAGAAAGCCGATCAACCTCCGAAGGGCAATAGTTTGGATGCATTGGTCGCCGGTTGGGACGACGAGTAAAGTGGGTTCGGGGTGCGGAGACGCACCCCTCCTTTTCCTCAAACCTCAACCACTGCGGACATGCAAACCCAAGACTTCCTCAATACTGTATTGGGGAGCGACGGCTACATCTGCATCTTTGGTGCCAACGCCGAGAAGAAGCGGGTTGTTCAGAAGTTGTATCCCACTATCGACGCAGCGGCAGCGGCGGCGACGAATCTTCAAGAAGAAGGGTTTGATGCCTACTTTGGTCTGGCGACCTTTGCGACTGACAAGTCACGCAAGGCCGAAAACGCCAAGCACCTGAAGTCTTTTTTCCTCGACATCGACTGCGGCCCTCACAAGAGTGCAGCAGAAGGTTACCCGGGGGGACAGACCGATGGTATTGCTGCGTTGCGGCGTTTCGCTCAGACGGTAGGGCTACCTCGCCCAGTCATCGTCAACTCAGGCCGTGGACTGCACGTCTACTGGCCCATGACAGAAGTTGTTCCTGTAGAGGAGTGGCTTCCTGTTGCCGAACGACTCAAGGCGTTGTGCGTCAAACACAACCTGATTGCTGACCCCGTTGTCACGGCAGACGTAGCACGGGTACTTCGCGTACCGGGCACGCGCAACTTCAAGGACATCCCACCTAGACCTGTAAACCTGATTGGCGGTCTGTCACCCGCCACCGAGTTTGCAGAGTTCAAGAAGATCCTTGAGCGCGATGCACCGATCCTGCGCGTAGTCCCACCGCCCAAAACCCAAACGTCCTCGGCTGACGACGACCTAACCTCAGCCATCCTTGGTAACTATCGCAACGTCTTCCGCACCATCATCATGAAGACAGCCGCAGGGCGCGGCTGTGATCAGATTCGGCACATCATCGAAGATCAAGCGACGATGAGCGAGCCGATGTGGCGCGGTGGCTTGTCCATTGCAAAGTTTTGCGTGGACTCCGAACGTGCCGCCCACAACATATCAGCGAAGCACCCAGGCTACGACCCCGACGAGACGGCACGCAAACTGGATCAGATCAAAGGGCCGTACACCTGCGAGACATTCGACAAGTTGAACCCTGGGGTCTGCGCGAAGTGCCCCAACAAAAACAAGATCAAGAGCCCCATCGTACTGGGCCGAGAGGTTCAGGAGGCGACAGAAGAACAGAGCATTGTGGAGGACGTTCCCGAGAACGCACCTTCATCTGGCAAGCAGACCTATGTGATCCCTGGTTACCCCCGTCCTTTTTTCCGGGGGGTCAACGGCGGCGTGTTCAAGCGCACCAAAGACAAGCAGGGTGATCCGATTGAGATACCGATCTACCACAACGATCTGTATCTTGTTCGCAGGCTCAGTGACCCTGAGATTGGAGAAGCAGTAGTTGTCCGGTTGCATCTTCCCCGGGACGGAGTGCGCGAGTTCACCGTGCCGTTGGCGTCGATGCTCTCCAAAGACGAGTACCGCAAGCACATGGCAATGCACGGCGTAGCCGTGGTCAAGATGGATGAACTGATGGCATACACAACCGCTTGGGTAAACAAACTTCAAAGTGAAGCCGGGGCCAGTATGGCGCGGCGTCAGTTTGGTTGGATCGACAAAGACCTGACCGCCTTCGTGGTGGGGGACAAAGAGATCTATGGCAGTCACGTAGAGCACAACCCACCATCCAACGCTACGCTGAGGATGATCCCCATGATGCACCCACGAGGTACGTTAGAGGGGTGGAAGCGGGTGGCCGAGTTCTACAACCGACCCGGCATGGAGATGCACCAGTACGTGCTCGGCCTATCCTTTGGCTCACCCTTGGTGGCCTTCAGTGCAGACGGCGCGGCGTTGTTTCACATGTTCAGTAAGGACACCGGACTCGGCAAGACAACTGCTATGCGGGTAGCCAACAGCGTCTGGGGTGACCCAGGCGAGTTGATGTGCCAGGAGCGGGACACCTACGCCACCAAGATGAACCGTGCGGAGGTGTTCAAAAACATCTTCCTGTCCATCGACGA